GATATTATTAAATCGGAAAAGTTTCAAATATGGTTAAAAGAATTTGAAAATATTGTTGAAATAATAGATGATATAAGAAATCCAACTGGAATAGCAAAAAATATTATAGCTTATGGTGAATCTCATGGTAAATATGAATACGGAGAATATGATTGGAAAGAAGATGATGGGACTATAACAAAAAAAAGAAGAAAAATTGGATACATAGCAGATAATCCAAATGAATTTGTAATGATTATTACAGATCATATTGTTTTATTAAATCCTGAATCTGGAATGACATTACATGAAACTATGAGTAAATATTCTAGTGATTATTGTCTTCAATTTAGAGATAGATTTAATTATACAATTATTAATGTACAACAACAAAGTGCAGCTGGACAATCAGCTATGTATGACTTTAAAGGAAATTTAGTAATTGATAAAATTAAACCTACTCCATTTGATCTTGCTGATAATAAATTAACAGGACGTGATGCAAATTTAATGTTTGGATTATTCTATCCATATTATTATGAAGTAGAAAATTATAATGGATTAAATTTAAACAGAATAGGAAATTATCATAGAGAATTATCTATATTATTAAATAGAGATGGATTATCTAATTTATCTTTAGATTTAATGTTTTTGGGAGCAGCAAATCATTTTAAAGAATTACCAAGAGATGTAAATGAAAATGTTTATAAAACAATAGAAGAGTTAAAACAAAAAGAAATATAAAAATGGCTAGAATTGCAAAAGAAATAAAAAAAAAATATAAAATTGGATCATATATAATTGGGTCAGATCCAGGTAATAATACTTCATTAACTGCAGAAGAATCAAATACAGAACATAGAATTCACTATGAATGGCTTGATGGTATATTAAAAAATACGGATAATCAAATTCTTGAAAAAAAAATAGAGCCAGAAAATCCATGTCTAGAAGTTTGTAAAGGAATTATTAAACCAATTAAACCTAAAAACAAAAAAAAATACCCAAATATATTGTTAAATGCAAAAAAAAATGATAAATATATATTAAATATTAATAGTGATTTATATATATCATTTAAGTTTTTAAATGAATTATCTACAGATATATTAGCAATTACAGATATAAGAAAACCTTATTATGATTATGGTTCAGATAGTACAATTAGAATAATAAATTATTTAATAAAAAATCATAATAAAATTGATTTTCTTGACTATTCTCATACTAAACCTAATTTTATTTTATTAAGTGTACCAAAACAATATACTGAATTAGTCGATTATTTATATTCTATATCTGAAACTGTTAGTGATTTTAAAATGAATAGTGTTGAAGGAGAAACTAAAGCTATTTTTACAATAAATTTAAAATAATAAATATAATATGTTATGAGTAAGTTAAAATTACCAAAAGAAAAGCATCCTCCTAAAATGGAAAATGCTAAAATGGCTGTATTTTTTGGAAAGCCAAAATCAGGAAAAACAACAGTATTTGCTGATTTAGAAAATAATTTAATTATAGATTTAGAAGATGGAACTGAATCTCTTAAAGCTAATAATTTAGATGAATTAGGAGAAATTAGACAAGCAATTGTTGATGCTGAAAATCCTTATAAGTATATAACAATAGATACTATAACTAAGTTAGAGGAAATGATTATGCCTTTAGCTTGTAGTAAATATAAAGCTACTCCAATGGGAAAAAGTTTTTCTGGAAATGATCTAAGAAAGCTTCCTAATGGTGCTGGATATTTATATATTAGGGAAGCATTTTTTCAAGTTGTAAATTCATTTAAAAATTTATGTGAAGGACTTATTTTGATTGGTCATGCTAATTCAACACAAATCAATAAAGAAGGTAAAGAATTACATGAAATGGATTTAGATTTAGCTGGTAAGCTTAAAAGACTTATTGCCGCAGATGCAGACGCTTTAGGATATGTTTACAGAGAAAAAAATAAAACTATAATTAGTTTTGAAGGAGGTGAAGATGCGATTGTAGAAGCAAGGCCTAAACATTTAAGAGGAAAAAAGATTATTGTAGTAGAATCAGATGAAAATGGTGATTTAAAAACATTTCCAGAAAGAATTTATATTTAATATGTTATTAATAATTAAAAAAAATAAAAAGTTATGAGTTATTTAGACAATGAAAAATTTGAAGAAAAAGGTCAAAAATTAATCTTTAACAAAGGAGAAGCTGGCGTAGTTGAAAACTGTAGAGTAGCAGTAGGTAGAAGATCCAGTGAGGATTCTGAAAGAGCTCCAATTTATAAAATAATTGTAGAAGATCTTGCTCAACAAGCAAACAATGATCCAGAAGTATTATCTTATCCAGTAAATAAAGGTTATTTTTATCAAGATAATTTTAAATCTGACGGAGCTGAAAAATATGCTGTAAATGAACTAAAACATTTGCAAAAAGTTTTTGGACACAAAGTTAATGGTAATGATTTGATATATACTGTTGAATTTAAAGATTATAATGATTTTTTAGACTATACATTTAAATTTATTAATGAATCATTAAAAAATGATAAAGGTCAAATCTTTAATGTTGCTGTTGATTATGGTAATGGAAATTATCCAAATGATTTTTTAAGATTAAATGGATATCCTTGGTACATAAATATTGCAGGAATAGCCGTCCAAAACAAACAAGATGCTATAATGAAAAGACCTGTTAAAAATTCAGAAGAAGAATCTGACGCTACTAAAAGCAAAAATTCTGAGTCTGATTGGTTAAATGATTAAAAATTATAAAGGAGGTTAATAGCCTCCTTTTTTTATTTAAAAAATATGTTTAATCCAAACGATAAAAAATATAATGCAAAATATCCATCATATAATGAATTAATAAAACATGTATCTGATTATGAAATATACAGATATTATATAGGAGACTTTAATATTGGAAAACCATTTAATTCTCCATTAAAAAAAGATAAAAATCCATCATTTGGAATATTTCCAAGTAAAAAAGCTGATGGTAAATTGTTTTTTAAGGATCATAGAGGCCCAAGCGGAGACGTTATAGCATTTGTTGGACATTTATATAACATATCATATAAAAATGCTTTAGAAAGAGTTATAATTGATTTTGGATTAAATGATTATTTTGTATTATCAAACAATTTATCAAAACAATTAAAACCTGTAGAATTTAGATTAAAACCAAATGAACGCAAAAAGTATGTTTCATCAAAATTAAATCTTGAGATTTCAAGTAGAAAATTTGAAAAACATGATATATTATTTTGGAAAGATTTTGGTATAAATCTAAATACTTTAAAACTTTTTAAAGTTGCTCCGATAGATTATTATTGGATGAACAATAAAATATTTAAAGCTGATAAATATGCTTATGCTTATGCTGAACATAAAGACAATACATTAAATTATAAGATATATCAACCATTTAGAAGTACAAAAAATCATAAATTTTTAAATGGATTTTTAGATGGAACGTTTTCAGGATGGGGATTGTTGCCAGATCATATTGTAGATTTAATTATAATAACTAAATCTACTAAAGATGCTATGTTTTTAACAGAAAATAATTATTATGCCATATCTCCTCAAGGAGAAGGATATATATTTAAAAAAAATGTAATAGATTTATTAAAAGAAAAAGCTAAAAAAATTATTTCTTTTTATGATCATGATAATGCTGGAATTAAAGCAGCTGAAAGAAATAGAAAAGATTTTGGGTTTGAGTTCATAACAACATTAGAAAAAGATAATAAAGATATAACAGATTTTAGAAAAAAATATAAACAAATAGAAACAATTAAATTATTAACAATATTATTAAAATAGAAAAATGGCAAATGATTATATAATATACAAAGAAAAAAGTAATAAATTCGACTCATATACATGTTTCAATTCACATTTATATGACAATGATATTGATATTTCTATAGATATAAAAAAAGCTTGTAAAAATACTTCAAATAGTTTTAATAAATTTTCATATTTAAAACATTTATGTTTATTAAAAAAATCTTTTGGTGGAATAATATGTGTGCAAGATCATATATATAATAACACAAAAAATATTTTAATAAATATAAAAAATAGTACAATTAAAAAAAATAATAATTTTTTTCTTTTTAAAAAGATTTTATTAATGTTTATTCGTGGATGTTATGAGGAAAATCAATGGAAAATAATATTAAAAGCATTAGAAGCGTATAAATCAAAAGATAATTCATATACTTATGCGGAATTATTATTTATATCTACTCAAATTCATTTTACTAAAAATGGAATGATGTATAATACAAATCATTGGCCTGTAAATCAAGAAAATGAAGAACTATATAATTTTGAAATTAAAAGATATACTACAAAATATAGTCTTAATGGAAATCTAGAAAGTTGTCCAAAATTAGATACATCAACAAAATCATTTAAAAATATAGAAAAGCTTTATGAAAAATAAAATAGTAGTTTGTGGATGCAATAGTTATAAAAATTGGCTTGGAGAAGATTTAATTAACCAAATTGAAGAATCTACAGGATTAATTATATTTACTGGAGGAGCAGATGTTCCACCAATGATATATAAAGAAAAAAATGTAGCTTCATATTGTGATTATAAGAAAATAGAAGAGTATATTGAAGCTTATAATTATGGTCTTGAAAACGATATCCCAATGCTAGGTATTTGTCTTGGATCACAATTTTTAACAGCAATGCAGCCTAATGGAAAAGTTATTCAAGATGTTAATAATCATGGAATTGGAGATACTCATAGTATAACTGATGGAGTAAATGAATTTGAAATGACATCAACTCATCATCAAATGATGAATCCATTTAAAGTGCTTGATCGAGAAATTATTGCTTGGAGTACAGTAAATAGATCTAATAAATATGTTACTGGAATAGGTAATATTTCTATAGAAATAGAGCCAGAAATTGTTTTTTATCCAAAATCAAAAGCTTTAGCTATTCAAGGACATCCAGAGTTCAGCAATTGTCCTGAAGAAACTAAAAATTATTGTAAAAAATTAATTAAAAAATATTTAATAAATAAAATATGAGCAAATATAAAATAGGAATTCCAGCGTGGAAAACAGGTGATAATAGTTTTGGTGTAACAGTGCCATATATTAGATTTATTGAATATTTTGGTGAGCCAGTGATATTATCTCCAACTTCAGAAATTAATACTAATTTAGACTTAATATTACTTCCAGGTGGTCCAGATGTAGATGTTGATAGATATAATGCTACTCCAGATTATTATAATGGAAAAGCTTGTCCTTTTAGAGAACATTTTGATAAAGTACATTTACCTGAATATATAGAGTTTGGAATTCCAATATTTGGAATTTGTAGAGGTATGCAAAGTCTTGGAATTATGTTTGGAGGATCAATGAATCAACATATATCTCATGTAGCTAATAAACAGTATGATAGAGGAGATTTAGTTCATTCTATAGATATACATGGTGGATTTAAAAAAAGTTTAGACGTAAATTTATCTTTTTATAAACAAAATTTACAGGTAAATAGTATCCATCATCAAGCAATAGAAAATACCGATCTTAAAGTTATTGCTACCAGTAATCATAAAGATGAAACAGGATATAATTATATAGAATTAATCGCTCATGAAGAACTACCAATAATAGGAGTGCAATGGCATCCTGAAGAAATTTATGATGAATTTACTGTTAAAGCTATTAATTATTTATTAGAAAATAAAAAATCTATTTTATTATGACAGATAAAGAAAGATAAAGAAGTATTAGAAGGTAATAAATTAATTGCTGATTTTATGGGGGCTATCCCAGATAAAAAATACCCTAACCTTACTTGCAAAGTACGAGTAAAAACAAACAAACAACATACATATTTATGTTGGCATTTATTACGATATCATGAAGATTGGAATTGGTTAATGCCAGTTGTTGAAAAGATTGAATCTTTAGAATATTTTGTTAAAATAGGAACAAAATGTTGTTCAATTTCTAAAGAAAATAAAGATGATTCTACATTTGTTAAATCTGTATTTGGTAAAAATAAATTAGAAAATATCTATAATTGTGTTTCATCATTTGTAAAATACTTTAAATAATGGCAAAAGAAAGATATGCGCAAGTAAGATCTAAAAATCATTCTTGTAATACATTAAGAAAATCTGGAGATGGTATTGGACCATTTCCTATTAGATCAATAGTTAGATTTGGATCTAAAACTGATACGGAAATAGCTTTAATACTGTAGAAGCTATTGAAAATAGTAGATCTAAGTTATTAATGAAGAAATGTTTTGAAGATAATGGAGTTAAACAAGCTGATTGGGTTACTATTGGTGAATTAGAGGCGAATAATGTTCCAGAATATCCTATACTTGCTAAAAGAGTATTCGGGTTTAAGGGTAAAGGAATGGTTAAAATTGACAACCAAGAACAGTTAGAAGCTTTTATTGAAAAAACTAACTTAGAGGGGCTTTTATTGAAAAAACTAACTTAGAGGGATATTATTTTGAAAAGTATTTTTCAGGAAGTCGTGAATATAGATTACATATAGCTAAAGATGGCTGTTTTATGGCTTGGAGAAAGCTTCGTAAACGTGATACTCCTGATGATAAACGTTGGTATTTTAATTCAGATTACTGTAATTGGGCAGGAGAAGATAATGAATTATTTAACAAACCTGCAAATTGGGATTTAATGGTTGAAGAATCTGTTAAAGCTCTTAATGCTGTTGGATTAGATATTGGATGTATTGATTTAAGATGTCAAGGATCTAAAAAAAATAATCCTGAATTTAT